ATAAATCTGAAATGTAAATATGTAAAAAAATAACTTCTTATTTTGTTATCATATTTTGTTTGATACCCTTCAACATTTAGAAGATTTTGAAAACCTGGAAGACTCCAACAATATCCAAGTTCTTCAGCTTGATCCATAAAATCTTCATTGCTAATTTCATGGACATCATCTGTTTCTGGTATTGCATATACTCTTGTTTTCATTTTTTCTCCCATATTAATTTATCTGCAAGTTTTTCTATATCTTCAAAATCCATTGTCATAAACATTTCATAGACCTTGTCATTTGATTTATCTGTGCATTTCATTTCTGAATCATTTGATTCTTTCCTATATTTATGATAATAATATTTTTCAAACTCACTTTGTAATGCACATTTTTCATCACAATATAGTCCATATCCATTATCATATAGATTCTCTTTATCACTATCAAAACACCATTCACAGTATCCTTTCATTTTTTCTCCTTTTTGATTTTATTATTGTTTGTGTCAATGTAGCAATAAGATGCCTTTCTTCCATTGTAAGCAATCTGTTGCTATTTTTCATTATATCGAAAAATTCTTTTTCACCCATTATAGTTACATCTTCCATTATTACTCCTATTTATCCACGAAATGAGTCGTCATATGATTTATCAAAATATATTTTTACAATTCTACCACTAAAATATTCAAAAGCACCTTTGTAAGTATAATACTCTTGACCATACCACCAATCTCTTCTCATTTCATAAAATGTTTTTTTTAATGTTTTTTCTGCACCTTCTTTTGTTTCAGATATAACTGAAATACCATATCCTCCAATTTCAGGTATTGTTCCAAGCCATATATGTTTTTGTTTATTATTCATTTATTCTCCTATTTATTATAATTTACCATCTGATCTGAATTTTTTGGGGGATTTATAAAAAACGACCTCCTAAAATAGCCCAAAATCGAGAGAAAACGACTTGAGCCATACTGCTGCACCCCCCTAAAACAGCATTTTTTACGATACCAGTAACTTGTTAAAAATACTTTTACAAGCATCAACTACCTCTTTTGAGAACTCCTCATCATCATTTGATATAGTTTCATCACATAATAAATCTGTATGCATAATGTATATTTCTGTTACAGCCATAGTTACTAACACTTTTTCATAATGATATACCCCAAAAGCACCATCATATGATTTTTGATAAGTTGTCAAATTATTAACTATATTTTGAGCAGTTTCAATTTGCTCCTCATTTAATATAGTAAACTCATCTTTTATATGGTCTAAACCAACTTGTATCACATTTGCTTCCCAACTTGTTAATTTATAATAATCCATTATTACTCCTTTTATTATTCTTGATAGTCATTAATTGCTTGAACATAATCTACTAATTCATAATGATATAAATCTCTTTCAAATATATACTCTATATGTTTAATTAATTCTTCATGATTTATATCTGCACCACATTCACAAAATGTATCCATTGCAATATCATAAATAGCAGAATACTTACTAAATCCCATTTCTTCTTTCATAGCCTTAATCATACCATTTATAATTTTACTTTTGTTATAATGTGAAAGACTTAAATTAAACCAATCTATTCTATAATAGTTTTGGTTTCTAGTTATGCTTAATTTCCAAGATTGATGCTCCATTACTCCTCCTCATCTTTACATTGACTACATAAAACCTCTGTAATTTCTATTCCAGAAGAACACTGATCAGTTACAATGCATTCAGATGTTGGAACATATTCTCCACAACCATCACAATAGCAATGAGTTTTTATTCCACACTCATCACAAACTAACTCATCGTGCGAATTAATATAATAATCAGTTATTTCATCATATACATAATCTTCACATATACTACATTTTTCTTTATTCATAATTACTCCTTTAATTAATTTTCCAAGACCTCTAGGGTTTCTGCACCCCTCAAAGAGAAGTGCTTCATCAGTTGGATTTATTTTTTTAACCTCCCTATTATTCTATTTAATATATCTACTCTCCAAGAATCCTCATTTAAAGTCTCTGCTACATCTTCATATACATCTACTAAATCAGCAAGGAATTGAATTTCTTCTTTTAAATCTTCATCCTTGGTTACATTACTATTAGGGCTGTAATGCTGAGGAATTTCTTTTAAATCCCAATTACTTTTAATAAAACTTAACACTTCTTCAATTGTGTCAAATCTACATTCATTATAAGAATTAAACTCTTCCCATTCATTAGAATATTTGCTATCATCTTGATAATAAATTGTGAACTGATTCCATTCTTCATTATCATCACAATTATTATTAGAATTAGGAAATCCAATCCAACAACTAACATGTTCCTTAATATCAAAATTCATTGATGGAACTAAATTGTTATTCCAACAACTATCAATTAAACCATAATAATCTTGTAAATCACTACATAGATTTATGTAAGAATATTTTTGTTCTTTTTTGATATCATAACAATCATCACCTTCTATTAATTTCTCAACCCAATATTTATCTAAATTAGGCATTTTAATCTCTCCATCAATACTTGAAAATAAACTACCATTTTTTATACTTATTATTTCTTTATTCATTTCTATTCCTTTATTTTTATTTTCTCTACTCATCATTTTTTCATAAGGGCTTGTAACCTTCAAGGGCAGATTTAAAGAAAGCTAGTTTTATGTCATAGCTAGGACATCTCCTTATTTTATTTTATTATATAATTTAATTATTAAACCAAGTAACCAGTCGAAGATAATTAATGCTCCTAATATCATTGAGCAAGTTGAAAAAAGTAATATAAAAAATTCAATATTCATTAAATTAATCTCCTATTTATTTAGTTTGTAATTGTACTGATCAGCTACATAATTGATATGTTTTTGAGTAGTTACAGACCACCAACCAAGTTGATTAATTTCTCTGTTAATATGGTCTATTTCTGCAACTATTGTTTGATATGACTGCACTTTAATCTCATCAATAATTGATAAGTTTTGTTTATATTTGTCTAGTTTTGTTACCATTGTTTTTTATTCCTTATTTTATTTCTTTTTCTTTTGCTATTTCAATAAATTCATCTATTGAAATCCATTTTCTTTTTTCTGTGTCGTAAATTTCATATCTTCTATATTTTTCCTCTGTGTACCACATCCCCTCAAGTTCCTTAATATTCTTTCTGTATACTATTTTATTGACTTCAAATCTCATTGTTTTTTATTCCTTATTTTATTTTATTTAAAATTCTATTAACTATTAAACCAAAACCAACAAAAACTCTTTTAAATACATTTTGTTCTATTTTGAAATTCATACCAGATAAAAGATATTCAATTTTTTGATTATGTAATTTATTTTTATATTTTACATTATCAACATAATCATCAAATGATTTATTTTTACCATAATTAAAATTAATAGTATTTAATTTTTTGTTATTTTCTAAGATTGCTTTGTTCATTTTTTTATTCCTTTATTTAGTTTATTTACTTACCTGATCTGATCTGGACTAGTTAAGTTTATTTGTTATTTAAATTATTTCCTGTTTGAAATGTTGTAAAAACTATTTACCCTACTATCGTGGTGAGGTGTTCTATCTTGATTATCTTTATTTAACCAATAACTAACTAAAATTGCTATAATTATCATCATTAAGTACATCATTTTAACTCCTTTTGTTTATTTGCTTTTGTCATTCAAAGTCTAGTAAATTGTCTACCATCCTTAACGACCCTATAAATTACAACATTTTATTTAATATTCAATGATATTTCTTTACTTTATTTGTAAATCTTATCATGTGATTGAGCTGCTCCAACCAGTACGACAATATTTGATTTCTCGACGAGAAAAATCTAATCTTTAAACCTACAGAAGAAAACGATTTTTAGATGCTACGATAAGCAAAAGACCTCAGAACTCGATTTTGATATGTTTTTAGGCTTCTAAAAGCTTTTTGTTAAATGCAAGAACTATTTTAAATATTTAGAAAAAAGTTAAAATTACAATAATTATCAGTAAATATGTCACTTACATTCTTTAAGATTAGTTTAAAATTTCCTAACAATATTTAGCAATTATGCAAGGTTTATTTCCAGGTTTAAATATTTTTAATATGCAAGCATTATCTTGTAACAATTGCAATACTGAGACTCAATCTCAATAAGTAAATGATACTAATTCTGAGACTCAATCTCAGTTAGTAAATGTCACTGATCTTGAGACTCAATCTCAATTACACTACATTAATTAATACTGATTATGAGACTTATTCTCAATTAGGGGTATAAGGGTACATCTTTTCTGTTTAGGGCTCAGATACCATTGCTCACAAATAGTAGATATTAAGTTTCAAAAAAAAATTCATGATAAGTTTGAATATAAGTTTAAGGTTTGCTATATTATTATATGAGTAAAGTGTCAGAATTAAAGAAAAAACCTGCTAAAACCCTCGCAATTGACTATTGTGCATATACAACCCTCACAAATAAAGAAATAGCTAATAAAGTGGGTGTTTCTGTAGAGTCTGTAAATAAGTGGAGGCAAGATCCTAATTTCATAGATGCTGTGTATGATAAGTATATGTTAAAGTTTGGTTTAGAACTTCCTAATATCTTAGATGCTGTGGTTCGTGAGGCTGTTAGTGGTAATATGGTTGCTGCTCGATTAGCTTTAGAACATAGTGGTAAATTAGTTAAGAATATAAATATAACAGTTGATTCTCCATTTGAGAAGTTTTTAAAGGCTGTGCCTGATGCTGAAGAAGTAGAGGAAGGTGAGGTAATAGATGTTGGTAGTTTTGAACATCTTCCTGAAAGAAAGCCACAAGAGGCTTCTAAGGTTTATAAGAAGAACCAGGTTGCTACTAAGGAGGCTATTAAGAAAGCTGAAAGAAATGCTAAACAAAAGGTTTGGTATCAATGGAGGCAAAGGGCTAAGAAGGTTGGAGTTGAGCCTTTAACTTCTAAAAGACCTACTCCTGCTCAAAGACAAGCATGGGAAGCTAAAATTATAGAGGCTGAGGAATTAGCTAATTCCCATTAGTCCTATTTCAGTAGTGCCCATCTCATAACACATCTGATCATATATTTCTGGTGGTATCATAATTGGAATGTCTATATTTTCTTCTTCTAATAGTTGATCTATGTATTTATTAATCATTTTCTCAACCTTAGCATATAGTTTTAGCATTCTTTTATATTCTTCATCTGTCATTTTTTAATTAATTTCTTTATTTTTTCAGTAAAATTGTCTTCTACTTTACTTAAATCTGCTCTTGACATACCTATATCAATAAAATCTCTCTTAACCATATTCCCTACATCAGGATATTTTTTATCTATAAGACCATAATTGTGTGTAATACCATAGCTTGCCATGTGAATACCATCTTTTTTAACTTGAATACTATTGTAAAGATTACCTGTTTGCTTCAAAGGAGTGTCCTTAGAAGTAGGAGCAACTAATTTCCCCCTCGGTGGATCAGGAAACCAAATACCTCTTTTTCTATTAACCATTCTTATACCTGATAACTCAGGATATTGACCATAACCATGGCTATCTATAGTTTGCTTGATAGATTTTACATTTTCACCACCAACCTCAGCCATGGTTTCATCTATCGTTTCCTCTAAGCCATTAAGTGCTTTAGAAAAATCAAAATTTGCTTCTATTTTAGTTAGCATCTTCTTTTTCCTCGTATTGACCTGTTTCCATAGCCTGTAAGTGCTCATCTTCCATAGCTTTTCTGTTTTTTTCTATTATTTTCTCAGCTTGTGCCTTAGATAAGTCTTTATTATACTCCATTAATAGATCTACTTCATCTAACATATGATGTTTTAGCCTATGTTCGTCTAATAATATCTGATCTTGTACTGTTTTTGGATATTCAGGCTCATTAAAGTCCAACATTAGCTTTTCTGGAAGGTTTATATTGTTGTAAGCAGCAATTTCTCTTTCAATATAGTATAATTCATGTTCATACATCCTCCAAAGCTCAATATCGTCTTGATAATCTTCAAATCTTTCCAAATCTTTGATTTTCAGTGCAATTCCTGATGGAGTTTCGCCACCATCTTGTGCAAATTGTACATATAAGTGGTTATTTTGTGCTACTAAGTCTACCTGGAACTTAATATTCTCAATAACTGACTCAATATTGCCTGCTGGTGACACAATTCCAAAACTTGCACCTTCAGGTAGGTCAATTATCTGATCTGAGCCTGCTCTTTCGATTCTTTTATCAGAATCTACTCCTGTCATAAATGGCTGACCAAACATTTGGAATCTCAACCCTAACTGCATCTCTGTCATAGCAATATTAACTTGTTCGTTACAATCTACGATGTCATTAGCACCATCTACAAAAAATTCGTCTATTTGTTCTTCTCTATGGGTAAATAAGAATGGCAAAACACCATATCCATGCTCATATTCGTGAATTATATTGCCTGTTTCGTCATAATGAACATAAATTGACTCATCCCAGTAAGCCCATTCGCATTTTTCTGTATTGTTTATGTCTTCAGGTTGCATTAATAGTGGGTACATGATAGCAGAAGGTGTAAATGGGTCTTTTAAATGCACATCAAAGTAATAAACAGGTCTATAATCAAAAAATGGCATTCCATTTACTTCTTTATATATAATTTGTGTAGCAACAGTTCCCATTAAACGAGTCATTCTTTCTACATGCTTCATTCTAGCATCTTTTTTAATAGTCAGTAGATCATATTCGTTACTTACATTACGATTAGCACCTACTGTGTAGATTCTGCTCATTTTATTAATAAATCTTCTAGTGAAGTTTGCATTATAGCAGGGGATTTCTCTAAAAGCATCAGCAGCAAAATAGCTTTCTATATAGCTGTGTGTTCCATTCCCTCCATAATAGTCAAGCATTTTACGAACCCATTCTCTTCTATTTTTTTGGTTCATTAGCTTAGAATCAGATACTGATTGCTTTATAATCTCTTCTACTGTCATGTTTGTCATCTTGTCCTCACTTTAAATTCTCTTTGTTTAATTGGAAACTTATTTATAAAAAAATATCTTATCATGTCGCAACCATGGTCGTGAAAACCATCTTTTACAGGCTCAGGTTTTAAATCTGCTCCTTCTTTTACTTCTGGATAACGATAATTCTCTAAATCTGTTATTATTCCTGTACATTTCTCATTTATATGAAAAAATCTTTCGCCTTGGGCATTTTCTATAAAACCTCTTACATGAGATATACCTGATGCTATACTTCTTGAGGCTTTATCTCTTTTAGTGTGAACATTTATACCATGTTTCTTGAAAATTTCTATATCTCCTAGTCCTGATTGCCCTTGTGCCTGCATACCAGCAGGGTCACCAAAATATTTAACGACATTATACCTTTTTGCCTTAATTTTTAAGGCTAACTCATCTGTTTTGACATTTGTCTTGTGTATTATTTCATCAATCATGTTTATATGATAAAAACCACCAACTCTATATACTTGAAACCAACCAACTGCTGGCATTCTATACCCAAAGTCTATAGAACAATAGGTAGGTAAGTTTGGATTATACTTATAGTTGCCTACATCTAATGTTCTTTCTATTGGATAAACTTTACCAGCAAATGAAGTAAATGCAGCACCATATTCCTGTTCATATACTTCTTTAGCCATATTTCTTTTTCTTTCAAGAAGAAATTGGTCTTGTTTACCTTCAGGGAAGGCATAATGGTTATCCCAAGAGGGAGCTTGGTGAGATTCCCATAATTCATCGCTTTGCCCAAGGAGATACAAGTCATAAATCCAATTAAACCCTTCAGGTGTTGTGATAAAAATAGCCTTCCCTTTTCGGTCAGACAAAGTGGGAGATAAATACATATCCCATATTTTACTTTTAACTTTGGCAGCCTCATCAATTATTAACAGATCTAATCCCTCTCCAACCAGAGAGTCTGGATTATCTGCTGATTTAGCTTCAACTACTGTGTCCCATTTAAAATGAATAAATCTGTCTTTCTCTGAAGCCCTCTTTATATCATTCGGATGCCCAACTACCATCGTCTTCCATATCTCCCTGAACATAAGGTCTGCTTTATCATAAGATAAGCCAACCAGCCATATCCTTTTATTGGGTTGAGAGGCATAAAATGTTGCCTCCATAGCAGATGCAGTTGTTTTACCAAACCTTCTCCCACAAACCATGACAAAAAACCTTGCTGTATCTTTCGTAGGAAAATGCATTTTGTTTTGCCCTAAATGTGGTTTATAGTCCATGTAATTAAACCACTTTTTCTTGTAATCTGTAAGTGAATTATCCAAAAATTTGCATTTTTACCTAATATTAATTTAAGTTATCTATTAGAATTATGCAAAATTATACATAATTCATTTATTTTAATATAAAAAGGAGGACAGTATGTCCGAAGAAAAAACACAAGCAACGACAGAAACAGTTAGTGAAAGTCCTGCTACAGAAACTGTTCAAGATAGCTCGAATGATCAGTATATTGCAGAAAGCAAGAAGTATAGAAAAAGAGCTCAGGATGCAGAAGCTAAATTAGCTGAATACGAAAAAGCCAAAGCTAAAGCAGAAGAAAGTAGATTGAAAGAAAAAGAAGAATTTAAAACCTTATATGAAAAGGCTTCTTCTGAAATTGAAAGTTTAACTTCTAATGCTAATAAGTGGGCTAAATATGAGGAAGCAAAAAGAACTTCTTTATTAGAGAACCATCCTGAAGATGAGAGAGAATCTTTGGCTAAATTAGACTTAGAAACTCTTGAGTATGTAACGAGTAAAATTAATAACACAAAACAAAATGCTCCTGAAGTTGTTGGTAATGCAAGAAAAGCTGTTCCAGAAAAGCCTATAGATTGGTCTGATAAGCAAAATCTAAAGCAAAATTGGGCAACTATTCTAAATCAGTACAAAAAACAGCCTCAGAAGCAAAAATCTTAAGGAGATTTAAATGGCAACAAGTACAGGACTAGCTAACCCTGCTGCTTCATATGCTTCGGATACAGAATTAGCTGTATTTATACCTGAGGTATGGGCACAAGCAGTAAGAGCTTCATTCAAAAAAAATCTAGTATTAGCAAATCTAGGAACAGATTATTCAGGTCTAGTATCTGCTGGTGGAGATAAAGTTCATATTCCATCAGTCGCTGATGTCGCAAATATTGCAACAAAAGACCCTCATGTTCCTGTAAACTACACTAATGCAACAGAAGATGAAATTGCATTAAATGTAACAACTCATAGTTATGCTTCAGCAATGATAGATGACATGGGTAAAGTGCAATCAAATTCTGATCTATTATCTATGTATGCAGATTCAATCGGTTATAAAATGGCTTTAGGTTTCGATGCTTCATTAGAAGCTACTTTAGCATTAACAACTGAGTGTATCAACATAGCAGGTAACACAGTTGCAAAAACTATTGATGCTTTAACATTAGCACATATATCAAAAGTTGTGATGGAAAACGATTGCCCTCTTAATGAGTGCACATTAGTTTTAAATCCAACTCTATATGCTTCATTGTTTAGAATAGATGATTTTATTCATATTTCTAAAACTAACACAGCTGACATTCAAAATGGCTTAGTTGGTTCAGTTATGGGTATGGATGTAGTTCTTTCTAACAACATCACATCAACAAATCATAATGATGCTGTTGATTCTGATGATGGTGCATTGACTAATGGCAATGTTCTTGGTGGATTCGTAGTTCATAATTCAGGTTTAGGTTATGCTTTCAGCAAACAGCCTGAAGTTCAATCTGAATATGATATTGATTATATCGCACACAAATTAGTTGGTGATATGATTTATGGATCTGCTTTAATTCAAGATGCTTCTCAAACTAAAGTTTGGGGTATTGTTGAAGAAGGCACAACTGCTTGGTAGTAAGCGAGTAGTTTATCTTAACATTATAAGGGGAGTTTTTGCTCCCCTTATAACAACCTGGAGAATGAATGAAAGATATAAAAGTAAAATTTAAAGGAGCTTTTGCTCCATCAGGCAAAAGAACAGGTGTGCAGTATATGGCTGGAAAAGCAAGAGTAGATCAATGGAAAAAAAATAAAAACTTTGACATGGAAATAATTGAGCCTAAAGCAAAGCCTGCTGATAAACCTAAAAAAGAAAAGCCTAAGAAGGAGAAAGAATAATGAGTGAGATAAAAAGAAATCTCAGAAGAGTTGTAAAGATTACACCTACAATTGCTACTGACGATAATGACGATAATCATGTAGCCTTTAATTGGACAGAAATTCCAAATGCTTGCTCTGAAAAAGGTGTGGCAACAATGCTTCAAAGTGTGGCTATATTAGATGCAGATGATTCAGGTGCTCCAATGGAGCTTATATTTGCAGTAGGACAATCAGATGGAAGTGCTCCATCAGGTGCTCAAAAATTAGGACATTCAAGTGCAGCAGTAGATATAACAGCAGCAGAAGCACAGGCTGTTCAAATATGTGGGAATGTTCAAATGACTTTAACAGAAGGTGATTTACTTACTGCTCAAGTTATTACAACAACAAATATAGGTCTTGTTATGCAACCCCATGTAACTTCTGATTCACTATATGTTGCAGGTGTATGGAGAGGCGATCCTTCTACTACAGCAGCAGCAGACAGTTTAGACATATATTTAGGTTTTGAAGATTAAAATAAAATGTCTTTGTTAAAAAAGATTAAAAAACATGAAGGTTTTAAATCTACTGTATATAAATGCACAGAAGGTTATGACACAATCGGATATGGCTTTGCTATTAAAGATCTATTTTTAGACGAAGATATAGCAGAGCTTATCCTTGTTAGGAACCTAGCAGTTCTTGTAGAAAGAATTAAAAAAACATTCCCATGGGTAAATGATGCTCCAACTGAAATACAAGATGTTGTTGTTGATATGTGTTATCAATTGGGAGTTAATGGATTCTCTAAATTCAAAAAAACAATATATTTCTTAGAAACTGAGCAATACGAAGAAGCCTCTGTGGAGATGCTTGATAGTCTTTGGGCAAAACAAACACCAAATCGTGCCAAAGAGCTTAGTAATGAAGTTAAAGCAGTAGCTTCAAATTAGGAAATTTCCTCTCTTTATACTAAATTAATATCAAAAATACAAGGGAAATATATGGCTTTGAGGGACAAAGGAGTCGTAAAACGAGCAATCGTAACTCCTGACAAACATTTTCCTCTACATGATGTCAAGTCTATAAATATATTATGTAAGACTATAGAAATAGTTAAACCAGATATATA